ATATATCTCTTCGCCCTCAGACCAGAACGCTCCACGTTCAGCAGTCTGTGACTCATCGACTTTAAGCTCGACACCGAATGTCCCGCTACTGAATCGGGCATGGTTGATCAGGTCACCCAGCCTCTTCTCGACTGCCTCAAGGGGCATGTCACTTGCTGGGCTGCGGGTTTCCTCCAGCTTCCTGGGGTTGATCGGGATGGGGACTTCAGGGAGCGCGTCATATAAAATGCTTTCCTCTTCTACATCAAACCTTTGTGAGAGTGGGATAACATTACCATCCTCGTCACGGGTGATCGGGTCAGCCGACTTAATTTGAGAGGGGTCGAAGACCGCATAGTGCGTCCCGACTTCCCCTTGAACGTCAAAGCGTTCATCCGCTAGGTTGTCAACTACCCCGTCAAATCCCATAATCTCAAAGGATTCGCGCAGCCATTCCATTTTTTCCACTGGTTCCCTAGAGAGCCAATCGGATGGATTTAAAGCTATTTGCCCCGCCACTAAGTCAACAATGTCGGATGCCTTTAAAATACCTTTATTAGATTCTTGGCGAAAGCGTCCACGCATATAGTCTGCACCACTTACTGTCCCAGGATCACTGGAACGAGATTTTACAACCCCGTAAAAGGTATCAATGAAATTAGTAAGCTCCGAGCCAGAAAACATAGTTTCCTGTTTTCCACCTAACACAACGGGGTTTTTAAGGGCTAAATAGGTGGACAACACTAAGTCGGCCTTACCGCGAGGTTTTCGGTCAACCCCTTCCTTTCCACTTGCGTATTGCTCTTTAGCTTCATTTTTCAGAGTGGTAAAATAAAACGACCGACCCAGGAAACTGTTTTGGGTAGCTTCATCTCGACTAAACACATTAAAATTTTCACCAGTTCCATGAAACACGGGGCCGACATCATACCCAGCCTCCTTCGCCCTCGCATCCACCAACCGCTGTAGTTCATCCCTGTTGCCTTCCTCGTCTTTAGCTAACTCAAGGTAATAGGAATCACGTTCCCGTGCTGCATCGCTGGGCGGTGGAGTTATAGACAGATCAGAGTCGCCCATAGTCTCCTCCTGTATATCAATCTCCTGTTGAATCAACGGGCCGAATACAGCACCCGCCAATGCCGGTGGGACACCGTTGCCGACAATTGTCTTGGATTTATCATCCAGGCTCTTTTCTTTCGGAGTCCACTTGACATCTGCTCCCGTTGCTGTCGAGTCAGACGGCAGTGGGTAGCTGTCAGGTAGCCCCGTCAACCTGGCCTTAACGCGAGAAGTGACCCGCTTTACCCTGCCTCCAGGGAGAAGTATCCGCAATACATCATTGGAGTCCGCCAAAAGTGTGAACAGGGGTTCATTAGGTCTTGCGGTCTTGACCCTGTAGTGAAGTGCTGCCCCAGCCACCAGTATTGGCTCTGGGACATCCTCTGGGTTAATACCTCCTTCATTCTCTTTAAATGACCGATAGATGTATTTTGCTCTTCTGAGGCCTGCCAGGGACATATCAGGTAAGTCCTCGATCAAATCCTCGACAACAGCATACCATCCAACATGAGGAGTGTCCGCTGTCGGCCCATGCGTTGGTTGTGGAACAGGAGGCAATTCGCCGCGCCTGGTTGCCCGAAGCAAATACCTTTTTCGATGTGTGGGCGCACCGAAGTCAGCAGCGTCATAAACCTGACCATGCCAAGTATACCCGCCCTCCTCCAGTGCCTTTATAATTATGTCCAACGCTTCTCTGTTGGCTGGGTAGGCGTATTCCTTTACATTCTCCAAGGTGAAGATAGCCGGAGTTCGTTCCCTGATTACCTTGGCAACAGCTTCAGCCGTGGTAATATCAAGTTCTGAATCCCCTACATGTTGATTAATGGGCGAGTAACCCTTACATACTGGGCTGGCGTGGAAGTAACTATTCTTTGGTATCCTGTTAAGATTCTTGGAGCTATTTACAAAATCTCTGACATCCTGCACCGTAGGGTTGCTCCCGTGTGCTTTCTTGTGAATGGCAGCAAGTTCAGGCTTGTATTCAACAACAACCCCCCAGTTAACCCAAGGCAGACCTACTTCCACTAAGCCACCCCCAGCAAAGAAGACTGTCCCAGGTATCATTCGCCTGTTGCCGTCAGGAAGAACCGTTTGTGGTGCTTCGGCCATGTCGGCCATGTCGGCCATGTCTGCTTGGTCATAACTAGCTTTCAGCCAGTTCTTCCGAGTAGCCTCTTGCCACGCCGCTAAAGAATCGTTGTCTGGCCGCCCTGCCCAATACCCACCAAAGGTAAAACCATCCTCCACAATCTGATCCTCAGTATACTCCCGCCCGTCTGGGGCAACAATTGTATCGCCGTCATCAAATTTAAAAATTAAAGCATGTGCTATCCCAGAATAAACGCGGCCATCTTCCATCAAGAATGCTGCTTGGGCGTATGGGTCTAGCGATCCTTGGCCCCCTGGTTTATAGTCGCTTTTCCCCGCGTTAGCTTTTGCCTCGTTAATACGCAACGTCAGTTCGTCTTCCGTAAGAGCCGCTGGGTGATCTTTGGGGAGCGTAATGGCTTCAGCATCCGTAACCCTAAACCTCTTACTTGGATGGAGTATATGCCCGTCCTCACCTTTTACATCAAGGCTGGAATCATGTCCCATGTCATCGAGCAACACGCGCACGGCATCAGCAATGCTGGTGCTATCCGCAATTAAAGTCTGCTGTCCCTGACTTATACCGGCTGCATTGAGGATGTCAGCATCACGGCTTCCATCGGCAATCCAGTTTTGTATACCGGCAATCTGCGTAGGCGTAAGTATCTCATTAGCCAGGGTCGTGTAGAGCGCATCACTAACCCCCGCATCAAGGTCGGGGTCTGATATGGCATGTCCACGCGCTTCCGCTTCAGCAAGCTGTTGCATGTAGGCAATATCATTCGGGGTCTCCGGTTCAGGTGCTGGTTCTGGCCTGAGTAATGCGTTATCCGCCTCGACGATTTCTTCGTCGGTCAGGTCTTCTAGGGGCTTTGATGTCGCAGGCCAATGGTGTCTTCTTATTTCTTCTTCCGAAGTTTCAACCTCTGCTCCATCTCTTTCTCGATTTAAAATTACTAGTGAGCCAGCGGGGTCGCCCAAAACCTCATCGACAACATGTCTCTCGCCATTAAAGATTACGACATCTCCGTAATCTATACGCTCAGAGCCTGTCCACAGAGGTGGGGTCTCGTCCCCTCGTTCCCTGGCACGGGCTTCCTCTGCCTTTATAGCATCGGTAACTACTGACCGTGCCTGGTCAGTGTCAGCAGGTAACGATTCAATTAAATTTTCATTCCAGTATTCTGCGAGACGCTTCTCTACCTCATTAACATGTAAGCGGAGGATGTCAGCAGTTTCGCCCGTGATGGCATTGGAACCTGTTATAAGTGCCACTATCCTGTTAAGGATGCCTTGAACAAAGGCAGCTATGGAATCCGGCACTTCACGGTTTACTTCTGACCCTTTATACTTATCGGAAGAAGTCCCTGTCTGCTTTACCTGAACTAACTGACGCACGAACTCAGCAGCGATTGTCTCCGCACTGGCAAATGAACCTGTTACCGTATTCGTTACCCTTTTTGCGGTTACTTTATAACGACCACTCTTATCTAAATTCTTCTTATCATCCCAATCTTCTGCCACACCGCCCAGATACCACCGCATAGTCTGAACCTTCTCCTTGTCAGACATTGCGTTATAAATTTCTAGCCTTTTGTTAGAAACAAAGTCATAATATAGACCTGGAGACCCTGCTTTTTTCCACTCCAGCCTGAACTGGACATACTCAGAAGTATGTATAAGTTCATGCGCCACTACCGCATGGAACCGATTCAGCCGTTCGCCGCTAGGTGTCTTCGCAAGATTCTCCGCCATTACCTTTTTATTTACACGAATAAAAAGTTCATCCATCCCTCTTTGGCGAGCGTAAGCAATCAAACCTTTCTTAGTAGTATACCCAGCGTCAATTCCAAAAGAGCTTAAACGGGATTTATTTGCCACCCTCCACTGACCCCATGCTTTTTTAACTCCGTCTGGAGTCGTCAGTTCATCTTCAGTAACTGAAACACTTGCTTCTGGGTGGGGTAATATACTAGCAGGGGCTAATCCCTCAGTAGCCGGTGTGGGTGCAGTTGTGGGTGCAGTTGTGGGTGCAGTTGTGGGTGCAGTTGTGGGTGCAGTTGTGGGTGCAGTTGTGGGTGCTTCCCCAACCCAGTTACCATCGCTGCCCCGTATGCCAAGTATAATGCCGTCTTTTGCAATGTGGAGGTCGCCGTCTGCCTCTGCACTAGCTAACAATGCAGGCGGTATTGTCGGCGGCGGGTTCTTGCCTGGGTCTGCAAGGAATGCCTGCATTTGGGCAAAGTAGGCGTTTTTCTGCTCTTGGGTTATAGCAGTAAGGGGCGCAACCGGAGTCGTGGTCGGCTCAGTCGGGGTTGTGGTCGTGGTCGGCTCAGTCGGGGTTGTGGTTTTCCTCCTCCCCTGCTGACGAAGCTGCTTGCGGAGTTCTGCGGCACTTAGCGGGGAATCAGTAAGGTTAAGTGCCTGCACCGCACGGTTGATCTCCTGTTCCCTAAATAGATCGGGATCAACATAGGCGGCTCCGCGAACCCTGTTTATTAAATCCTTGCCGGAACGGAGGACAGGAACACTGGAACCCATTACAGCACCAATCTTGGCGGCATGCCACGCCTGCATAACCTTATCGCGTAGCGGTGTCTTACGATCCAAGGCGGCATCCTCTACGAAAGAGTTTACAAATTCATCGAGACCTTCCTCAAAGCCCTCGTTCACGGCTCCAGTAAACAAGCGGCTGGGAAGACTTTTCCTAACGATCTGGTTAATACGCGAACCGATATACGTTTTAAGCTGACCCTTTACTTCAGAATCACTAACGGGGGCGTTTTTTATATTCTGAAGAACTCGCTTCATGCTCCCATAGGACATGTCGCGCAGGAGGAGGTCTTCGAAGCCACCCCTGCCTATTGCACTCATTCCTGAAACAATGCTTCCGGTCACCACGCCTGCGAGGAGTGCGTGTCCCAGTGACTTGTCGTGCTTTTCCTCATGCGACATGTCGTCAGGAAGGGAGGCGTAGATTGCCCCATACATTCCACCGGCACTGCGGTTCGCGGATGTGAGGAACAGATTGGAGTTAATAACAAACTTGTTCTGGATGATTCCATTAAACGCCTTGATTGCGGCAGTTGCGCCCTGTTCGCCTGACTTGTCTATAAGCTCTTTGGCAACAAGTTCCTTGGCAGCCTTCTTCGCGGTCAGACCAGGAGGCACATATAACAGACTTCCAGTAAGTGCCTTCATGACACCCCTGGTTGTTGCCCGTGCCGTCAACCCTGCACCGGCCTTCATTGAAGCATACGCAGCACCCCCGTAACCAGTAGTAACTGTAAGGAGCGCAGTCGCACCAATGTCAGCGATCATGGGGGCGATAGTCGTCGTCAGGTCATACCCAAGCCCAAACGGCTTACCAAAGATCGCAGCCGTCTCCCTGCGTAATGACTCTTCCTTTTGATGTTCTATCAGGTATTCAGCGGAAGTCTCGCTCTTGAACGCAACAGCACCAATACTATGTATGATGCCCATAACAGAATCGGCAAGGGATGACTTAACACCGTCCATTACGTTCTCTGCGGAATCGTAGTTTGCCCCCTTGGACAGAAAATCATCTATAAACCTGACGGGATCATTTTTGAATCCGGCAAGATTACTGTTCTTGGCGGATTCCCATTTATCCTTAACAGCATCGACCTCACTAAACATGTCATCGAGGCTCTCCACCCGCCCCTGCATATACAGGGTGCGCTGGTCATTAAGAACTCTCTTCTGATCCTCACTCAAACGATCATCATCCTCTACCGCTTTCTCAAATCTGTCCCGCTGACCCATAAGAGTAGGGTGCGCGAGAACGCTACCCATCTCAGTAACGCGAAGATTCTTCTTATCGTCTTTAGGGTCTTCATGAAACTTGAAGACCCCTTGCAGGTTTGCGTGACGGGTCGCCAGTTCCTTGACAAGGGTCTGAACGCGATCGCGCGAATACTTATCCTCTACAGAAAGAAGGCTCCTGATCTGCTCCTCATTGGCAACGCCGGACAACTTCTTCTCCGCTATAAATTTTTCAATAACCCTGTCCTGCACCTCGTCCAAGGCTTCGGGGAGATCATCAAGTATTACCTGGTCAATCTCACTGGGATCGTCCGTAAATATTTCCTTCCACCACTTAACGTAGAATGGGTCAAACTCGTCGTAACCAAAATGCTTTTCGGGGTCAGTGATCGACTGGATGGCATCGTGCAACGGGGTTTCTGCTCCCTTCTCTGCGCCTTCAGCCTCTTCGTTCAACACGCGCCCAAGGGCGGCAAACAACTCGTCATCCTGCCGTGCCTGAAAATTCGTGCGCCCCGAAAAGCCGGACGCATTCAGTCCCTCATTAACCTGCCACATGTCGCGTGGGTCAAGGTAGCCTGACTTGTATGCCTCTATCGCTGCCTTTTCAGACGCTCTCCGGCCAGCACCTTCAGAACTTTGGTCAAGGTAATTGCCACTGCGGACAAGACCAACATCGTTCTTGATCAATGTTGCATATGATATGTCGCCTGTTCCCAGAAGGGCTTCACGGGCATCATTGGACATGCCCAGTTGAGTATTGTAATCGCTGGCGTTGAACCTGTCGGCTGCGTCTACCCCATACACGCTGGTCACAAGGCGGGACTCTCTAGATGGGTCAAACCTGTAAGCCGTGGACTCAGAAGCGATCTTCTGATATTCGTCGTCGGTTACCTCTGATTCACCAATGATCTCATTTGCGTAAAACTCTTGGATATCAATCTCCTTCTGCTTGTCCAGTTCGCCGCGCTCAAGGAAAGAAACCCTGAGATGGTCAAGGTAAGACGGAAGATTTTCCGCGTAGGTTACGGACGGATCACTAAACAGGGAACTCCACTGATCATACGAGTAGATGGGGTCAAGCAGAGCGGTATCCGGCAAGGCTTCTGCGGGAGGTTCAAGAGTGGAACTGGGTTCAGGCACAACAAAATACTACTTGGTTTACTGTGGGTTTGCAATCTGGCTAATTGCACTAACGCCAGAACGCTTCCCACTAGGGTTAACTACTCGCTGCTGCCCCCTGGCAGTAACTGATGCTCCTGTTGATAGCATCCTCATCATGATATTATTTACCTCGATCACTGCCGCCGACATCAGCCCTTTAAGGTCGTTGCTGGCTTTTTGAATAGCCAACTCCCGTATAGGTGACCCTGTTTCGGATGTCGAAGCACCGGCAGCAGAAACCTCTGCCGCGACTGCCTGCTTCAACTTGTTATAAGACTCTGACGAAGCCCCTAAAGTGTTAAGGATATCGCCAAGTTGCTGTTGCACCTGGTTGACTTTGGCAACTGTCGCACTGGTATCTTCAACAACACTGTTGGCCTGTTTCCTGACGGCACTAAACGTGTCGTATACAGCGCGTTGATACGCTCTATTCTGTTCTCCCTTAATAGTCGCATCCCTGTCTTTAACACTGGCGATCAAACTATCCGCTACGTCAGCGGGTAGCCTGTGGTCTTGGATAATCTTCTCCATTCCTGAAACAGAGTTGGAGTTGAGGGCTGCATCTATTGCCAGTTTAACTGTTGGGTCGAGCGCGTCTGTTCGCGACCTCAACTGGCTCGCCTGCGGGATGGATGTCAGCGCGTTGTTTGCCAACTTGGAGCCTGCCGGTGACGTAAAGAAATTCGGGTTCTTGTTTATAAAGGAGGTAACCCCCTGATATTTACTCGCGGCTGGCTCGTCGCCGCTCAAAATGTTATCGAGTCGTTCCGCCATCTCAGGCATCATCTCCTCCGCTTCACGCTCACGCTGAATCTTGTTCTTGGCTTCAGCCAACTGAAGCTGCGCGTTTTGGTAAGCAAGGTCAGAATTACGGATACTCTGTAGGTTGCTGCGATCCTTTACAGCACGATCCTCAATCGAATCGAACTCAGGGGCATACCTGCTGGTAATCATATCCTGCTGGTTGGCAGACAAGCCGGATGTGGCTACACCACCAAAGAATGCTTGGCGCAGGGGCTTTATATCCTTCTCGTAATCAAAGGTCGGGTCAGTAGCTACTGTCTGAGCGTAAGAAACCAAGTCATGTGCTTGGCTCTGCTGCGCCCGATACATGGGGGTCATGGTTGAAGGCTCATTGAGACGCGCAGTCTCAGAAGCCATCATCATCTTACCGGCTTCAGCCGAATAGCCTTTCTTGCGAAGCCTCCGCGCCGCACGTTTCAGCCGAGAGGATTCTCTATCCAAAGAAGACATAGTTTATCTTCTTGATCTCCTGTTCTTGCGCCGTCTGTTGTCCGGTCTTTGTTCTTCCCTTAAATCAGTCTTCAAATATTGAGGGCCTTCCATTCTCCGCACAACCATTTCAGAATTTCTTTTGTCACCTGCCGGAAATAGTATATTCCCGTAGCTGTCGGTTCCTATTGCCCCTCTGGGTAAACCACTGCTGCCCCCACTGTCGCCTCTGTCGCCTCTGTCGCCTCTGCGCCCACGCCTCTGTAGGACTTCTCTAGCTCCTCTGTCGCGGCTGCGCTGTCTCTTACGTTCGTCTTCATCAGACTCCCTGACAGACTCACGCACTTCTGTATCGGTGGGTGATACTTTACCGGTTTTGTAACGAGCAATATTCCTGCCCCTAGCAGACGGAGTGGGAACGCCCATCTGGTTGAGTGAAGGCTGGTCGAGTTTTTCGTTGAGCCAAGCACGGCCTTCTGCGCTTTCGCGATCAAACTCTTTTAATTTATGCTCCCTCTTAGCGTTCTCGTAGTTCCGGTTAATAAAACCGTTAAACTGGTCGGCAGTTATACCGAGCCTCTTTGCCCTAGCAAACAGGTCGTATTTCTCTTCCCTGTTTTTCTTAAAGAAATCGGGGTCTCCCGCCATCTTTCCGGCCATATCGCCAGCAAGTTTAAGTCTATCATCTGCTTGGTCGGCTGCTTTCCGCTCCTCCTTGCGGCCTTGCCGTGACTCCTTTAAGGCCACGCGCTTGTCAAACCTGCGCTGGCTCTCTTTAAAATCTCTACGCTCGCGTTTCTCTTCACGCTCCCGCTGCGCCCTGGCAGTTTTGCGTTGCTTCCTTGCGCCTTTCTTGGCTCTGCGCTCACCGCTTTCCTTGTCCAGCAATCTCTGTTTCGTTTTTTCAGCCTCTGCGTTAGCTTCGTCTTCAGACTTACCGGCCTTGAGCGCGTCTTCTTTTGCTTTTTTGGCGGCGGCTTCGGCTTCGACTTTCTTCTTAGCTTTGGCTCCTTTCGCCTGCTCGCTATAATGTATTCCGGCAACACCGAGACCTATGTCAGCAGCGCGTAGTTTTTTACGGCTAAACTTGCGTCCTCCCGTATAGGGGACTTCAATCTTAGGTGCTTTTTTAGCATCTTGTGCTGCTTTTAATGTGGCCTGTGCTTTGTCTTTGGCCTTTTCAGCTTGGCGTAAAGCAGGGGCTGCTCTTCGCAGGCTGCCGGAACGAACTTGGCGGCGAGCTTCCTGAAGAATCTTTTTCTTATCATCTAATACTTTTTTGGCGTTCCGCACACGCGCAGCAGTGGGGTCTGCCCAAATAGTTTTAGCCCCTGTCCCACCCCGTGCCTTTTTTAGGCTTTCAGTGGCTGCTTTCTCTGCGCGGCTGGCTGCGCGGCGACCTCGAACGGCTTTTTTCTGAGCCTGTAGAGCAGGCTCATACGCTTTTTCTGCGGCTTTAACAGACGTTTTTGCAGCGTCCATACCGGCTTCAGCCCCTTTAAGAGTTTTAGCCAGTTTAGCACCCCCAGCGGCTAAACCAGCACCAGGGATAGCGGCTGCAAGGGATAAAGAAGCATTTTGATAGTCTTCTTCTGCGGTATACCAGGCTGCGTTAGCTAAATCAGCTAAGTTCCCTAAACCGGGAACCATTCCAAGAACGTCAAGTGTAGTATGCCCAATACCTTTTAAATCATCAAACCATCCCATAAGTCAATTGTGTATAGATAAAAGTAAATTTAAGGTTTCTCATGGGGAAGTCAACGTGGGAATAGGCCACCCAAGTGGCACTTATAAAACTCTTCTAACTATAGTAACTAATTAATTATATTTTATATAATTAATTAGTTACTCATTATGTGAGAACTTTTTTATGTCAATCAACCGTCAAATTGTCACTCGCTAAGACGTTCGTTAAATTCTTAATTGTGCGCCTCTGGTGTGGCATTCTGACATCGTCGCCTTCGGCGGGTTCAACGGCTACGAGGTTATGGCGTTGCCTTGCCAGGTCAAGACAAAGGAAGGCCGCGTCCGCGAGGTCGGGGCTATGCCCGAAACGACTTTTGTAGTCTACTTTCGATTCTATCTTTACCCGCAGTGTCCCGCTCTTTACCATCTCATAATTACGGGCGGTTATCTCTTTTGCTAATGCGTTATCAATTCCGAATAACTGTTTAGTCCTTACGAGTTCCTTGCCACAAAACCACAACTCGCTTACTCTGTTCATATACATCTCTTGGCCGGTGAGCTTGGAGTTTGCTGAAACCCGCCTATCTGATGCTTTTCCGCCGAAAGAAACACGCAAAATCTGGTCAGACCACTCGCCAGCCAGCACATCGCAAAACGGCGCACCAGCACCCGTTGCGTCAACCGCAACATCCTGTGGAAGAATCCCCCGCTTCTCACATGCTTCCTTTACCTGGCGAACAATCTGATACGTTCGCGGCACGGCCTTATTGGTTGCGTCATCGTTGAGGTGTAAAGCCTCCCCAAGTTGGCACACATACTGCCCTGTTTGATCATACCCGACCTTTCCGGTATATAATATTGTTCTATCTCCTCCATTGGTGAATGCGGGGTCTAGTCCCGCAACAGGTATAGGCTTGCCTGCCCAATCCACATTACCCATCGCCCCAGACCTGCTTAACTCTGCTTCAGAGTAGATGCCCTCAGTCTCGTCGCTATCAAAGAATATTGCCCTGACCATTCGCATATACCCACGCGACTCAGCCCCAAGTAACGCCCTGTCTTCGGATAGCTTTTCTTCAGTCGGCAGCCAGGGATACTTTACTTCTCCCGACAGTATATTGGGGCTGCGCTCCCCATCGAAGCGTATATATGTCCCTCCCCATTTGGTTACCCACCGGTCATCCGTATCGTGATTAATTGAAGACCACCCATCCAAAGGCTGGCTCCAGATACCAAAAGCGTCAAAGCGCGAATTAGGGTTACTCATCCCGATTAGCTGAAAAGATGGGTTCTTGGACAAGTTCGACAGTCCGGCGTGGAGGATTTTTTCGGAGAGGTCGCTGAGTTCGTCGCCCACCAATATTACGGTTTTTTGCTTGATCCCGATGAATTTGGATAGCGCGTCCTTCGCGTTCGCGCTGGCGATTAGGGACAGTCCTGCTCGTTCGATAAGGTTTCCCTTCTCATTTATGTATGCCACGTTTCCTATACTGTCCCGCACCTTCATCGGCGCACCCTCTACAACAGTCAGCAGCGAAATAATAGAACCCCAAATCCGTTTCCGCGCTTCGCGGAGTGTGGTCGAGGTTATCAATACCAGGGTATCGCGAGGGGCAGACAACCAACTAATTATAGCCCACGCAGCCATTGTGTGGGACTTACCGCTGTTTGCAGCACCCCCGACAGCTACATATTTATTTTCGATTACCGCACGAATCATCTCCTCTGCCCAAGGGTGGCGCACCATCATGTGTTCCGGTAAGTCGTCGCGATTCCAGAACTCATCGCACAACCGCCAGAAGTAGTATTCCTTTGCTTTGTTGTTTTTCGTGTTCGCGAAACCGTAAAGTAATGCAGTAACTGTATTAGTTACCGGTATCTTGAGTCCACCGACTTCCATCTCTTTGGTGTCGGGATTGATGCGCGGTTCGTATGCACGGAGCTTGCGGTTCATATAACTTGAATAACTATTAGAATAATAGTATTATTAAGCGGTTTGTCGAAGGTTTCCAAAAAAGAAGAGTTGCTGCAACGGGCAATCGCTCTGTATAAGCAGGACTATAAACTGATCAGCATCAGCAGGGAACTGGACGTTCACTCATCTACACTTCGGCGTTGGCTACGCAATGCAGGATATGGAGCGAAGAAAAACCCTCACGGGGTTAACCCCACGGCAGAAGATAAGAAGGAAACTGATGATCCGTTACAGGATGCTCTGGAAGAGAAACTTGATGAGGCGGTTAAAGAGGAGAACCAACTTAAAGCACACGATGCCAGGGTAACCGAGGATAAGGACTTGCTCGATGTAGCACAGGCGCAGGCTTCGCCAGGGGAAAAGTATCAGTCTTATGTGGCCGCTACCGCCGTCAAGTTGATGCGGGATTCGGTTAAGAACCTACGCGGCCCCCGCACTATTAAGGAGTTGTCAGAACTTGACCAAATTATACGGCGCAACCTGGGTCTCGATAACCGAGGAGGCTCCGGCAAGGTTCAGATAGACATTTCCATCCTCAATAATACCAAAGCGGACAAGGGAAAAGGAGCAGTTGATATCGACTCGAAAAAGGTAATTGATGTAGAACCGCTTGAAGACAAGTAAATGCCATGTCAGAATCTGCCGATGCTTATGAGGAGCCGGAAAGCGTATTGCTTTTATACTCAGGACTACAGGACGCTTTTATAGGGTCAGTAGAAACCTACGGCAAGCCGCCAGTCGCCTGCTACTCCAAGAGGATGACGATTGATATCCTCCAGAAGGACTACGGGCTGAGTGAGGACGAGGCTTACAGGAGATATGAATACGAGTATCTTCAATCAGACTACGGCGAGGCGACACCCGTCTTTCTTGACGACGCACCAACAAAAGATGTTCCCTGATCGTTTACTTGTTTCAAACCCGAAGGTTCTTATCAGGGTCGAGCTTCCGCCAGCGGACTTCAAGTTTGTTATAGAGGCGCAACTGGGCGACTTCTATTTAGTGGTTCCTGCGGTTGCAAAAGAAGTATACTACCTGCAAATGCTTGGTAAGAACATCGATGTCTTTCTACCTACAGAGGGTGCTGGCTTGCTGGTTCGCCGCAAGGCAATAGACTCCGTATGATCATAGGAATCGATAATGGTCTTACCGGCGGCTTGGTAGCTATATCCGCACAGACAGGCGCGGTGATCGACAAGACAGTAATGCCGACCATACACCGTCTAAAAAAGCGGGAGGTGGACACAAGGAAAGTATATGAATGGATTACTTCCCTTAATTCCCCCTTTATATTCGCAATAGAGGAACCGCTTCATCATGCGCGTTCGTCGCAGGCGGTAAGGTCGATGGCGATTTCTTTCGGGAAGCTGTTGGGGCTTGCGGAAAGTCGCCAATGGGACTCCCGCTGTGTAAGTGTACACAAGTGGCAAAAGGTCATGCTGGGCAGGACACTCAAAGGAAAAACGAAGGAAGCTGCTTTAGCTGTAGCTAACGAGCTTGCCCCTGAAGAGTGCTGGCTGAAGAGTAAGAGGGCGACCAAACCGCATGACGGGTTGATAGACGCTTTCTTGATTGCCAGGTATATAAGGGGAAAATAGTTCTGGACAAGAACTTGACTGTCGATTAAGGTCGCCGCCAAATGAAAGCACTGTTTCCTAGACAAAAGGGGACTTGGGCATTTTTCGTAGAGAAACTAGCCGAAGGAACCAATACAATTGATACATCCAGCGTTGGCACGGGCAAGACTGTCGTTGCCGCCGCGATAGCAGAAACCCTTGGTTGTCCTGTCGCGGTGATTTGCCCCAAGGCCGTCATCCCCACTTGGGAGCGTGAACTGGAAGAGTTTGGCGTTAAACCCATTTTTGTGCTGAACTACGAAAAGATACGGACAGGGGGAACGCCCCACATGAACAAGCGGGGCAAGATGATAATGGCGTGGAATCTGCCAAAGGATGCCCTGGTATTCGTTGATGAGATTCACAAGTGTAAAGGCCCATACACACAAAACTGCCAACTGGTTATTTCACTCGTCCAGCAGGGGTATCGGGTTCACGGCATGAGTGCTACTGCTTGCGAGAACCCCACAGAGATGCGCTCAATAGGTTTCATGCTGGGGTTGCACGGGTTGAACAAGACCGGCAACGGTAAAAGCTCTTGGTATCGCTGGATGAAAGAAAACGGGTGCGCTCAAGACCGTTGGAAACAATGGCGGTTGATGAGTCGAGCAAAGTTATCTGATGTTAAGGATTCCATCTACGGGATAACCGGAAAGAAACTGACTGTGGAAGACTTCCCCGACAGCTTCAGAGCGAACAGGGTTTTTGTAGAGCCTGTTGAGTTTGGTGGTGCAAAGAAGATTATCAAGGCATACGACGAACTGGGCATTACGCCTGCTATCGTCCAAGAGTATATCGAGAATGGAACTGTAACAGACAATGAGCATGTATTAGTCAACTTGTTGAGAGCTAGACAACTTGCTGAGTCCTTCAAAACGCCAGACATTGCGGAAATGGCAGAAGACCTAGTCGGCCAGGGCAACTCTGTCGTTATGTTCGTTAACTTCAGGGAAACCGTGGAAGCCCTGTGCGAGAAGCTACATAAGTGCTACCGGATCGAGGGAGGTCAATCAGCAAAGGAGAGGCAACAGGTTGTGGACGCTTTCCAAAATGACGACATACACCTCCTGGCTGTGAACATCGCGGCAGGGGGAACCGGTCTCTCCCTGCATGATATCAACGGCAAGAGACCCCGTATTTCCCTCATAAGCCCGTCCTTCTCTGCCAAGGATCACTTGCAGACGTTGGGGCGCATCCACCGCAACGGGGCTAAATCTGATGCCATACAGAAGATTCTGGTCGCTGCTGATTCTATTGAGGAGGCAGTGATGAAGTCAATAAACAAGAAACTTAAAAATCTTACAGCCCTACATGGATAAAAATAAAAAACCCGAAGCCTTTTGGGCGAAGCCAATCCCGCAAGGATTACTGGATATTGTTGAATACCGCGATGGTATTATTTACTGGAAAGAGAGCGGGCGTAAAAGAAAAGCCGGTAACATCGCAGGTGGTTTGTATTCTGCCTCACGCACAAATAGAACCCGCTGGCGTTTGAAATATAAAGGAAAAAGTTACTACCGGAGCAGAGTCGTGTGGGCATTGTTCAATGGGGAACCAGGGGGGTTGATCGACCACATCGACGGGAATACTTTGAATGATAAGATCGAAAATTTAAGGGTTGCCACTAATGGACAAAACCAACATAACAGGGATTTTAAATGGGGCGTTACTGGAGTTAAAGGTCTTCGGGTCTTTAAGTATCGCCGTAAAAATAACACAACCCATTTGAGGTGGCTGGGTGTTGTAGACCATAATAGACATCGATACTGCACCAATAAATTTCCATTTACGGAAGAGGGGAAAGAGGCTTGCGTGGGTCAGTTGACCCAACTTAGAGAAAAGTTACACGGAGACTTTACAAATCATGGATAAACCAGACCACACAAGTAGGGATCACGCGGAATTCTCACCCTCCAGCCTCAAGTATGTAGCCGCCTGTTCCGGTTACAACGGGCGTTCGGGGACGAGTGCTGCCGCTGAGAAAGGAACCAGGATACATGAGGCTTTGGAAGTGCGTGACCCTTCCGCGCTCCATGACGAGGAGGAGGTCGAGATATATGAGGAGACCTGTCGCATGGAGGACAATTTCCTGGCATCCATAATAGGAGACGCTGAGAACAAGGAATACCATGAGATTCAGGTCGATGTGGAACTGGAAGGCACAAGCACCTGGGGAACCTGTGACCGACTTACCACGTTTGGTGACACGGCAATCATGGGTGACTACAAGACGGGCATCAGCATTATTGATGAACCGGAGAAGAACTGGCAGGCGAAGACCTATACAGTCGGTGCTTTCCAGAGGTTCCCTGACCTGAAGAAGATTATCTTCGTATTCTATATCCCTGTCCGTGGGGAAGTCCTGCACGGGGAATTCAAGCGTGATGACTTGCCCAGGCTTATCAAGGAAGTATCTGATGTAATCAAGGCCGGTGAGAAAATACGCCCCCAATGGGAGGACGGCGCACCTGAACTGGAAGCCCTCTCACCTAACGTGAACTGCCGCTTCTGTGCGTATGAGGACAAATGCCCTGCACTTGGTGCTATTGCCTTTGAGGTAGCCAAGAGGGTATCAGAAAATACCCTGCCGGATGTGGATATCTCTGACCCTGACAACCCTGAGACCCTGGAGCAACTGTGGCCTATCGCAAAGATCGTGACCAACTGGGCTACGCGCATTAGGGCGAAGGCTGTGGCGATGGCTAGGGACGGTGCAGAATTCCCATCTTTGCGACTACGGTCTATGGGTGCGTCTCGTAAATGCAATGACAATACACAACTGCTGGATATCGCGTCACAATTTAACCTGCCCCAAGAAGAAGTTGTAAAATTAGCTAACTTTCCCTTGAAAAAAGTAGCAGAGGCTGTAGGTAAGGCAGCCCCTGATGGGGAGAAGGGTCGTATGGCCCAAGAATTTATGGATGCTGCTGAAGCAGCGGAAATAATAGACACATCAGATACGCGGTATACGCTGACCTGATATAACCAAAACATAAAAATACGCAAAATAACAAATGCCTAAAACAAAGGAAAAAAAGGAAGAAATCGTCGAAGTAAACACTGGGGTTGCCGCTCCAGTAGCAAGCAACCTGGAATTCAGGATTGATCCTTCCGACATCAACATCCCCTATTACGCTATCAAGTCTGCTTTGTCGCAGTATGATGCCGGTGAACTTGGGGACTTAGTAGTGGACAAAACCCATGTCGTCGCAAAAGGTGGCGAGCCTGTTGAAATCAGCATCATCAAGATGATCAAGGGCTGGGAAGAAGACGTTAAGTTTGGTGAGCCAAAGGAGCGCGTTTACTCCAAAGAGGCGCGTGACGATCTCGCAGAACGCACAGGTGTGCCTGTAGAAAAACTGAAGGAGTTTGCGGAGATTACATTCGCAATTGAAAAGCCTGAAAATGGCGACGATGGAGCTTACCCCTTTCCCATCGGGGATAAATTCTACACTGTCGGTGTCCTTACCGTTAAGAACTACGCACTCGTAAATACCTACAAGCGTGTAACCACCCTAGCGTCATTCAACCCAAGCATGGCACTGGGCGACAAGAAGTGGAAGCTGACGGTCAACCATGTCCAGGGTAAGCACAACGACTGGTGGCAGCCGGAACTGGCTGTGACCCAGGAGAACTCTCCACAGGCCGTCATCGACTTCGTGGCTTCATTTAACTCCTGAAATATATGGCTACTTCAGAAGAAGAAATTGATGTGCTTGAAGGGGAACTTGCCCTAGCTGAACAGCTTGTTGGTGAGGTTACCGAGAAGATCGATGAATTGGGGAAGCAGAGGGAACGCCTGGTTGTTCTTTCCTCCGTGTTCACCAGGTCTTTGAAAGACCTCCGAGAGAACCCAGTGCCTATTGCACTGGACTGAAAGCGAAGAGTAATCTAAATCCACGGCGCAACAGGGCTTTATCGTTTTGTCCCTGAGTCGCCTGCCGCTCCAGCGGCACTGAGGTCTTACGCTTTCTTCCTCAGTGTCGTTGGGGCTTTTTTATAGGGATAACCATGTACGAAAAAAACTCAGCAGACAAAAATACTTTTGCCGTAGACTTTGAGACCTACTATGACAAGGGTTGCTCGATAAAGACTTTAGGGACGCTGGGATACTTTTCCCACCCCGACTTCGAGGCATACATGGTTTCTGTTGTTGGCGACGAGGGAACCAACTTTGTAGGTGACCCTAGAGTGTTCGACTGGCCTTCACTCAAGGGGCATATAGTTCTTTCGCATAACGCCTCATTCGATGAAACGCTTTATCTGTTTGGTGTTCGCAAAGGGTGGTGGCCTGAAGTGCAACCGGCTGAGTGGCACTGCACGGCAGACCTTGCTGCTTTCTGCGGTATACCACGCTCTCTGAAAGGAGCTACGGGGGAACTGTTTGACCTAGAGGTTTCCAAGGAGACTCGTAACAACATGCTGGGCAAGCGGTGGGAAGACATGACTCCAGAGTTTAAAGAAGAGGTCAGTGAATACGCACTCAAAGATTCGGAGTTGTGCTTAAAACTATGGGAGGAGCTTAAAGATAGGTGGCCTCAAAGGGAGCGCGACATAAGTTGCGTTAACCGGAAGAGTGTCCAGCGGGGGATACCCATTGATATAGCCCTCCTAAAGAAGCAGCAGGAGAACGTATCGCAACGCCTCTTCGATGCAGAGAACTGTATCCCGTGGATTGGTGAGTCACCGCCACTATCCCGTAAGGCGTTTAACGAGGAATGTCGCAAGATAGGTATCGAGCCTCCAGCCAGCCTTGCCCTTTCAAGCGAGGAAGCCAACGAGTGGATATGTCTTCATGGCAAGGACTACCCGTGGATTGAGGCTGTCCGCGACTACAGGCGTATCAATGCATTAAAACGTAAACTGGAGTCCTTCGATTACGCTACAATGTCAGACGAACGCTATTATGGCGGTTTGATGTATATGGGGGCGCATACTGGACGCTTCAGTGGTAGTGGGGGAAATTTGAATTTGCAAAATCTCCCAAGGGGGGAAATGTTCGGTGCTAATCTCAGACATCTTGTTAGCCCAAAGAAGGGCAAGAAGCTGATTGTAGCGGACTTATCCCAAATTGAGGTTCGCACCTTGTGCTGGTTGGCAGAAGATCAATCCTCCCTGGAGGAAATTAAGAAGTCAGACGACATCTACGAGGCATTTGCAGTCCGGTTCGGGAAGTGGGACTACGCAAAGGGGTCATTGAAGGACAAGGACTCCAAGCTACGTCACATGGTGAAGACGATGGTGCTTGGTTGTGGCTATGGGGCTTCTGCCAGGAAATTTGCAATGATCTCAGGGATGTCACTGATGGAGGCTCAATCAGCAGTGAGCCTGTATAGACACAAACTCCAGAAGGTTGTGGCACTGTGGAACAAGCTGCAACGTGATATGCATGTAGCATACGCCCAGGGCAAAGACTTTAAACTGGAGCTACCTTCCGGCAGGGCGTTAAATTACGGAAAAATAACTACCGCTTTGCAAGGGGGTAGGCGTAACTACATAGCTATGCTTACCAAGGGGTCAAAGAAGATACCAATCCGGCTTTGGGGCGGGCTGTTAGCCGAGAATATATCTCAGGCACTCGCCAGAGACATATTCGCAGACATGCTCCTAAACATCGACGCAAAGGACATAAGCGTCATCTTCCATGTGCATGACGAGTTTGTGATCGAAGCAGAAGAATCAGAGGCAGATAACGTCCTGAAACAAGTAATAGAAAGCATGTCAAAGGCTCCTGGCTGGATACCGGATATCCCGCTGGCAGCAGAAGGCAAAATACTAGAGAGATACGAAAAATGAGATACCGGTTCATTAAAAACCTTAAAGAAACAAAAACGACTAAAGCGGACTCCCTTTACTCCAAGAAAGTTAGTAAGCCTAAATTTGCATCTAAAGCAAAATATAGAGAGTGGTGCGCCCAGGCCACAACAGACCATGTTTTCTATAGCATGTGCGAGGGGGATAATCCTAATGTTCGTATCAGTAATGACAACCCAGTAAATGCCGTCAACGGTTTTGCCGCTGACTATGACGCTAGGGTAGACTGGGATGTAGTAGATAAGCTCATACAAACCCAATGTAAGGAATATCTGCCCACTTGGAGAACGCGCACACAATCAGGATATATACGTTTGGTGTGGGTGTTTGAAAACCGCCTGCCTATTACTCCTGATATGTATGATGCCTTTGTAAAGAGACTTTCAACACAAATAGGCATTGAGCGTATATTTGCCGGATTTGATACTTCGTCATACAAGGCGAGTCAGTATTTTGAGATAGGTGAGGATTGGGTGAAGACAGGTGACCTGTTGCCTAAAGCCATTTACCGGACGGCTTTGATGAAAGCTGCCAGTGACAAGCCGCCCCAGTCATCGGACACCTCAATACCCGTTGATATCATTGAAAAGCAGGTTCACAAAAAGTTCCCTAACAGGTGGGAAGGCGACTTCACAATAGGGTCAAGGGGGCCGTTGTTTTGGATCGATGATGGTATTGAGAGGGAGGGTTGCCAGGTAGTTGATGAGGGCATGGTCTGCTATTCTGACAGAGCCGGAAAGGGGTTTGTCTCCTGGAAAGAGATATTTGGAACGAAGTTCGTAGAAGAATACGAAACCCAAAAGATGGGGAGCCTGTTGGATCAATACTGGTTCAACGGTAAGATGCACTACAAGCTCCTACATGGGTCAGCACAGCAGATACCCAAGGATCAATTATGCATGGAACTCAGGAAGGCTGGGTTCTCGCCGCGACCAAAAAGAGGGCAGCCTCTCTCAGAAATGGAGACTGCCCTGTTGGCTATAGCAAACGAGAACAGGATTGACGAGGTCGCTCCAGTCGTATTTAGCAACGATAGGGTGGTGGAATATAACAGTCACCGGATTCTTAATAACGCGAACATCAGCCCTATTGAGCCAGCCGAAGACGGTGACCCCTCCAAGTGGCCTTTCCTCCACGATTGGTTATCTCAATTGTTTGCTGACGATAAAATTGGCACGGTCATTTACTTCTACGCTTGGATGAAAAGGTTTTATGAAGCTGTCCTTAACAGGGAGCCTGCCCAGGGACACGCGCTCCTTTTAGTGGGGGCGACCAACAAAGGTAAAAGCCTGCTATCAAACAGGGTAATTAGTGCGCTGGTTGGTGGGTTTGCTGACGCATCGGATTACCTCAGTGGTCAAACAAACTTCAACAAGGACTTGGCGAGAGTTGCTGCCTGGGTAATTGATGACACGACATCAGCAGCGTCCTTCCAAGACCAGAGAAGGGCAACGGAGTTAATCAAGAAATGCGTAGCCAACCCTAGAATAGAATATCATGCGAAGTATGTGGATGCCGTCACCATTCCTTGGACGGGGCGTGTAATACTCTCTCTCAACATGGATGCGAACAGCCTGTCAGTTATCCCCGCTCTCGACTCAAGCAATAAGGACAAGTTGATGGCTCTGCGGGTTTCCAAGAAGGCATCCAGTAAGTTCCCGCCTAATGCTATTCTTGAAGAAACCATACGGGAAGAACTCCCCCACATGGCTCGCTGGTTGATGGATTGGGAAGTTCCCAAAGAGGTTAAGGGGGACGCACGTTTTGGTATCGCTTCTTACATTGATTCAAAGATCGAGTCAGCAGCTTACGACAACTCAAGCCGCTCTACCGTAGCTGAACTGGTTGAGTTCTTCGTTAAACGCGCAAGAGACCACTACACGGAACCGGCATGGAGAGGAACACTTACAGAATTCCAAGGGTGCATCCACCTGTTTAACAACGGCAGGAACATTGGAGTGTCCGGCAATATGGAGTTTGTGCGGAGGGGGTTCCTCGTCTTGGAGGAGACAAGTAAAGGGAATAAGAAATCACGGCCAATAAAGTCCATAGGGTCGGGGCAAGGTAAGACATGGGAAATTGACCTTAATGAAAAATATGATATAGATAAGAGCAGTCCTATCCTAGAGAAGGAAACGGCTGATGCTCATGAGTAGAGAAGAAATCGAGGAGTTCCTAGAAGATGTTGTCGGTAGAGACGCAGCCGATATACTCCTGCCTGACGGTTTTGAACGAGCTTTCATCGGTGCTACTCTCGACCCGCCCAGGGCTATATTCAGTATAGAACTCTGTATCAAGAGTTTAACCGCGCAGGGGATGAGTTCGGGCGCAGCAGAAGAACACTTTTGGGTAAGTGTAGTAGGGGCAGAATTGGGGGAATGTTCTCCACTCTTTATCTATACCGTTACTTAAACTGATCAGGTGGGTTTAATTCACCTATCGTTAACTGGTATCCATTGGACTTAAAGGCGAACCCTGAGTCCTCCTTATCTCCCACTCTCCTGTATTTAGCCTCATCTAGCAATGTATATGCTGGGAGCCAGCCGACCAAGAACACATACGACAAGTCGCGCCGTACACGGGTAAAGAAGTAAACATCGTTCTCAGGAACGTCTATCTTCTTTGTATTTACGAAGGCACTGAATTCCGGTTTAGGTCTCCCGCTACAGACCTTAGACTTAACCTCCACCTTTTGCTTCTTGTAAACTATATCGTGTGTGAAAATCTCGTCTCCTACATAACGGCTACGGGGCAGGTAGGCATTAACGGCGATCTCTCCCAAGCAGCCTGTTAGGTTGCCCATGCCCCGCGTATAGGAACCTGGCAGTATCCCCATAGCGCAGGAGCGTTGGTGGGCTACCGATATATCCTCGCTTGAGGGCGTGAAGATGACAATATCCTTGTCCTGCTTGAACCGCTTTTTTCTTTTGGGGCGGCTCATTAAAACCCAGGGAGAGCATCTATTTTCTTTTTAAGCTCTTCCGCGTAATCAAGCCGGACATTTTTATGTGGTATCCCCGCTTTTTCATACTCCTTTAGGAAAATGACCGTAGCGTCCCTCACCGTCTTGGCCTTGTTCATTCTATCTCGCACACCGCCATACTCTTTAGTGTTGTCCATTTCAGACCCAATGAACCCTAGCTGGACATCTACACCGCCCTTACCGAGGGGGTCGACTCCTTTTGATTTAGCGTATTT